GGCTGTCTCTCAAACGTCCTATAGCAAGCTCATTGGTGACTTTGTTAATGATGCTAAAGCAGAGGTGGAGAATGCTTGGAAGTGGAGTGCTCTAAGAACCACTCTTACACTCACCACACAAGCTAATGTGTTCAACTATGAACTCAATAGTAGCCAGAACAACTTCAGCATTATTGATGTCATTAACGACACCTCCAATAGGTTTATGGAATATAAAACCTCTGTGTGGTTTGATAATCAATTTCTAAATATGTCTCCCGCCACAGGAGCTCCTCAGTTTTATTCCTTCAATGGGGTGGCTAATGATGGAGATACACAAGTGGACATCTACCCAATTCCTGATGGTGTTTATCAGCTTAGGTTTAATTGTGTCATTCGTCCTGTTCCTCTTGTGCTAGATGCTGATGTCATTGTCATTCCTCACCAGCCTGTCTTCTTGTTGGCTGTCTCTAAAGCCATTGAGGAACGTGGAGAAGACGGAGGAACAACAAGCATCAATGCTTTCCAAGCAAGCAGAAACTCGTTGGCTGATGAAATTGCTTATGATGCTGCTCGTCACCCAGAAGAAACTATTTGGTATACGACATGAAAGAACTTGTTAGCGCAACAGTTGCTGCTCCAGGCTTCTATGGGCTTAACACCCAAGAGAGTGGAGCATTGCTGTCTGACGGGTTTGCCCTTCGTGCTTCCAATTGTGTCATTGATAAGTATGGACGTTTAGGGGCTCGTAAAGGCTGGCTAATGAGGACAACTTCTGGCAGCAGTGTCCTTTCTGGACAGCCAATTAGAAGCATCTTTGAATATTTAAATGCCAATGGAGACATTGACTACATTAGTGCTGGAAATAATAAACTATTTCTTAATGGCATTGGAGGAGCATTAACAGACATCACTCCTACTATGACCATTACAGCTAGTAATTGGCAAATGTCTTCTTTGTATGACCATTGTGTAATAGTACAACAAGGACATGAACCTGTAATATTTTCTAGACACACTGGTTCTCCTGTTTGCTCCCTCCTAATAAACCATACAGCCCATTCTGGTTCTTTTTCTTCTCCTATATTTGGCACAGGTGTAGATAATGGGCCAAATTGTATTCTTGCTGCTTATGGACGTTTATGGACAGCTAGAAGTAATAACAACAAAACCACTATTTGGTGGAGCACAGATATTGCTGATGTAAACTTCCCCACTTTTAACACAGGAGGAAGCAGCACGGCTGGTAGTATGAATATTAATGCTAAGCTTCCTAACAATGCTGATGAAATTGTAGGACTTGCTGCACATAATGGGTACATTGTCGTATTCTTAAGACAAAACATTGTCATTCTTAGAGGAGGAGATGACAACTTTAGCAACCCAGCTTCTATGTTTGTTCAGGACGTTATTCCCGGTGTAGGCTGTATAGCTAGAGATAGCATTCAGAAAACAGGTAATGACATTTTGTTTCTTTCTGCTTCTGGTGTTAGAAGCCTTGGGCGTACAGTGCAGGAAAAGAGTATGCCAATGACAGACATCTCTAAGAATGTAAGGGATGACTTGTATGCTTATATGGCTAACACTTCTCCTAATGAAATTAGAAGTTGTTTCTCTGAAAAGAATGCTTTCTATCTGTTAAGCTTTCCAAGCACCACCACTCCTGTTGTCTTTTGTTTTGACATGAGAGCCCCTTTACAGGATGCTTCTGCTCGTGTTACAACATGGGATAGCTATCAAGCATATGCTCTATCAGCTAACAGGAATGGCTCTTTGTACATTGGAAAGCCTAATGGCATTGGTGAATATTATGGCTATACAGATAATGGGACAGGCTATCCATTCATCTATTATACCACCTATTTTGATTTTGGACAAAGCACAACAAACAAAATTGTAAAGAAGGTGGGCATTGTTATGATTGGTGGTGGAGGACAAAGCATTGTTCTTAAGCTGGGCTTTGATTATGCAGATGCATATGAAAGCTTTGCCACCACCTTAAGCACTAAAACTCCTGCTGAATATAACATAGCTGAATACAACATAGCAGAATATTCTTCTGGTGTTTTTGTTGACACCGTTAACACCCCTCTTGGTGGACAAGGCAAAGTGGTACAGATGGGCTTTGAGGCTACAGTTAATGGAGCTCCTCTAAGCATTCAAAAGATGGACATATTTACTAAACTAGGACGGAGTTACTAATGAGTGACTATACTAAACTAACCAACTTTGCTGTTAAAGATGGCTACACTACAGGCAATCCAGCAAAGGTGATTAAGGGAACAGAGATTGATGACGAGCTCAATTCAATTTCTACTGCCATAGCAACCAAGCTAGACAACAGTGATTTAACAAGCATTCTAAATTCTGTCTACCCTGTTGGTTCTATTTACACCAATGCTGGTGTTGCTACCAATCCGGGAGCATTGCTTGGCTTTGGTACATGGACAGCCTTTGGTGCTGGTAGGGTGTTGATTGGTGATGGAAGTGGCTTTAGTGCTGGAGCTACAGGCGGCTCTGCCGATGCGGTTGTTGTGAGTCACACGCACTCAGCTTCTACAAACACAACTGGAG